TGTGCCTGATGAAATATACTATTACATCTCGTTCAAACTTTCGCATCTCTTTGAAGTTCCTCATTTTTCTATCTCCTTCCAAGTAATATTTTTATCTTTGTACATATAAAAACTGTGGCGCTTGCCATCTTTGTAATCAAGTTTAGCAGTAAACTGTACGCTCAACAAACTCTTAACCTCTGCTGTGTACCAAGTATTATAATCAGCACCATAGGTTACTAATACTTTCTTGCCTTTAGGTTTCTTCACCAGAAATCTCCTCTAACTCTGCAACAGTAAACGGCTCTAAAAAGTTTTCTATTGTTGTTATTTGGTTTTGTATGTGTTCAATATCTTTTTGTATTTCAAAAACTTTAATATCGTTATTTTCATCGACTGCAACATCATCAAGCAAACAAGCAATAGATATGCTTGCTTCTCTAACTGCTTTTAATACTTCATTCATCATAAAGCTCCTCTGTTGTATAATCTTTATCACATTTCTCACACCAGATTGCCTTATGTATACCGACATCTGATTCAGCATCTTGATAACATAATTGTTCGTTACATTCAGGACAGTTCATTTTATTTGTTCCCCTTATTAAAAATTCTGGGTAGTTTTCTAGTTCCGAAGATGACTACCAACTCCTTCAACAGCAACATAACTATCGGTCTTTACCCTGTCTGTCTACAGCAGTATGTGCGCTTTTATAGTCATCTAACAACCCATACATCTCATTGTTAGGCAGACTTAAGGCTTTGATTGCTACACCATCAATGATGGTAAATACTTGTACAATCACCTTATGGTAGTTTTGCTACAACAGACTACCAACTGCTTTTAGAGGTTTACTTTTTAACAAACACAGCTTTTGTATTATCATCTGGGTGTATGTAAGACGAATACTTCCCAGATTGTTTATGGTTAAAAATTGCTGAATAAACTCTTTGTCTTTCATTTTCTCTAGAAACTACAAACCAATTTCCTGAGTCCATATTATTAAATGTAGCTCTCCATTTAGAAAAAGGCGTGGTGTTTCTTTCTGGTGCTTTTCTATTTTTTTCAACTTTAATTTCCACTTTTATCTCCTTAGTAGTTTAAGTGATTTGTTTGGTAGTTTTGATGAGCAGACTACCAACTGCTTGATATGGGTGGTTGGATTAACAAGGATAGTTTATACACCACTAACTTACACTATCAATCCTCGCATATCTCTACAAGTTTTTAGTTACTTTCGTGCCTGTTTTAATCAATTCCTCTTTTTAAACTGTGTACTTCATAGTCATAGGTAAGCATGACATCTTCCCAATGCTTATTCCAATCGTTGCGGTATGCCTTTCCCATAAATCTAATTGCTTCATCATATCCCAAGCGTTCAACCCAATTTAGAAACAGGTTATATATTTCTAGTAATGATTTAGAATCTGAGTTCAGGTGTTTCATCTTCATTGTCCTCACTTGCTTGATGTGCTTGTTGTTCTTCGTTCAATAATTCTTGTTCCTTTACCATCAGTCTTTGCGTGTTCGTAATCTCTAAGATGGTAGCTTTGAAATGTTCGTTAAAATCATAAGCCATTTTCATTGTCCTCTTTTATTTTCATACTTTCTTTAAGGATTATAAGATCACATAACTGTAACAGTTCTCTTAATGCTTCTTGACCTTTCTCACTTAAAACTTTCTCGTTCAATCCTGTTTTATCTTTTGCTCCTTTCATTTTATAATCTCCCTGTATTATTGAAGCCAGTATTTAGAATTATAATTTCTTTAAATGTACCGCCGTTTTCTTTGAAACAATCAAGGTGTCCTTCGCTGTATTGGTAAGTTATATTTTTAGGATTGTATCCTTTTTTAATAGCGTTGGCGTATGCTCTCTTGATACCATTTTTTCCTTTTTGAAATTTTGTGTTTAGCAAGGTGATACTCTCCTTTTTTTTTAAAAAATTAAGGGGGAATTTCACCCCCCTAATTTCACAGGGGAAATCATTTAATGAATTCTATTTCGTGTTTTCCTTTTCGAAGTATTGCCCGCTTTATTATTTCCCCGTCTATATAAAAGCGGTATTCTCTATCACCATTTTCTAACTGGCGATGCGTTGTTGTGTGCGTTAAAAAATGATGCGAGTTCTTCGCGCTTGTTCCGATATTAACCGAAACCTCGCCCGTTGATTTTATGCCGTAGGATTTATCGCCCTTATATATGCAAGCGGTTACGTCGTTCCATATTGGATATGAATACATATTTCCCCCTATTCCACTTTAGAAATTAAATTATTTTTCATTGTAATTTTAGCGAAGAACTCACGGCCACCACCTAATAAATGAGGCCGTCTTGCGCCTACAAATGAGCCGTTCGCTTTGTATTCTGGTTCGCCCCCATAATAGAGATAATGAAAAGATGTTTCTTCATATTGTAAAGGTTGGCCGATACATTCTTTTAATTCTTTTTTGCTAGTGTAGCCAGTCAATAACATCATAATCAGCACCCCCAGATTTCAAGTTGCTTCTTAACCCATGCTTGATGATAAGTGTCATCATGGTTTGGTTGTTGCGCGTTAGGAAAGTATTTATAAACCTCGCCTTTTTTAAGAAATTTAATTGTATTTATATTTGCTAAGAATAGGCCAATAGGCGTTGGTTTATCTACTGCATCAAATACAATACTTCCGAAATCATTAACGCGCATTGAGTCGCGCTTGCCATAATAAACCTGAACAATATTGCGCCCTTTTGAATTAACCTTTTGAATGACTTCCTCGAGGTCAACCCCAATGTGCCAAGAACCATAATGAGCGCCCATAGTGACGGCTAAAAAAGTATGCCCGTCTGCTGTCGTGTTTGCTGTTTGTTTTTTTGTTACCATTTTTTACCCCTTTAAATTATTAACCTGTAAATCAAGAGTATCAAAAAGCGTGACCGAGAGCCATTATATAAATGTCAAGAATTGTTAAGATTAAAAAACTATATTTATTTAATATCGAAGCGCGGCCTTAAAAAAATAAAAAAATGATAGCCCAACTTAAGACCAAGTAAAACTTGCTCTAAAGTTCCCCTTAACCCCACCCGGCTAATGTTAATTCAGGCAAGCTCTGAATTGATTCTTTGCTGCTTGTATAATCATGGATAACAAATGAAGGTCACAAGCTCTTACTTCGATACTAAAGGTATCTCCGTTGCGCTCTTGTTCTCATCAAGTTACCCACAGAATTATACTAAGCTTCTGGTGCTAAATTTAAATAAAAATCATATTTAATCCCTTCCTTGCTAAACCTAAGGTGCAGCTCCTTTTAACGAATGTAAGAAGGAAGGGGAAACACCAGTGGTTTCAAGTGGTTATGAAGGAATAAGGGTAATCTAGCCCTGTTGAGTCTGTTGAGTCTGTTGAGATTATATGGAGGGAAATTACACTTCAAAGCCTCTTATTTCCCCGTCAACTAGATTAACTCTTTAAAAAGGGGGCTAGTTCTCCTGAGTCTCCCCAAGTCTTTGAAGACTATGGAGTTCTTTAGAGAATAAAGAGTCTTCCGAGCTTGCGAGGGCCTCTGTTTCGGCACTAGAGTCTACAAAGAGCTAGGGGGAGGCAGGAGACCATAGCCCCCCACCCTATATATATACAATACATATACATTTTTAGGGGAATTGAGGTATCAACCAGTTACTCTAAAGATTCAACGCGAGTCTCCAAAGACTCTACCGGCTATAAAGACTATAAAGACTATATAGTATATAAAGGTATCCCTATACTAATGCAACCCCGGGGGATGGATTACTCTAGTATATAGTTCAGATCACCACTTGTCAAGTATTATCGTAAATAACTTGACAAATCTTCAGGGGCATATATACTATTTTACTATGGCAGTATTAAATAATATAGAAAAAAAAGAAAGAAAAAGAGAATTAACAGTAAAACAACAGTCTTTCCTAAAGAATCTTGTAGAGACTCAAGGAGATGCTAAAGAGGCTGCAAAGTTAGCTGGTTATTCTTCTCCTTATTACCATGTTGTTAAGAGTTTGAAGTCTGAAATACTAGAATTAACTAAAGAAGTATTAGCGACATCAGCTCCTAAAGCAGCTTTTAAGCTAGTAGAGATCATGGAGTCTAAAAGACCTATAGTTCAAGCTAACAATAAGCTGGCAGCAGCCACTACTTTATTAGATAGAGTAGGTGTATCTAAAGTAGATAGGGTAGATGTTAATCATAATGTAGGGGGCGGTATCTTTTTAATGCCGGATAAAGCTCCTATTGAAATAAACCAAGAGCATTATACTGTAATCGAAGAGGAATAATACTATGGATTTTCTAATAGGTATAATTTTCGTAGCTGTTGTAGCTGGAATTATTATTAAAAGAAAAAAGCCTGAATTATGGGCTAAGTTAGTTTCTAAGCTACCAGTATGAAGAAAAACAGTAGGGATAGCCGTTTTAAAAAACAAAGTAAGAGAAACCAGCGCTATAATTTGAACCAACGTAAGAATACCCTGAAGTTTAAAGAGGACTTTTTACAGATTAAGAACTATGGCCGCCAAAAAAGATGAAGTATAGTGAATATGTTAGTACCAAATAAGTATATCAGACGTACTTCTTCTACTATCCCTTTTGGTTATGAGTTGTCTCCTATTGATGGTTACTTAAAACCTATCTCAGATGAGATTAGTATCTTGAAAGAAGTTGCTGAATCTGTTAATGCAGGGGAAATCAGTTTAGGTATAGGAGTAGATTGGTTAGAAGCAGAAACAGGCAGGAAGATCAGCCGTATGGGTTTAAAGAAACACGTGGATAAGGTATATGGAAGATTGGGAAAAAAATCCTGAAAAATACTTGACAGATGCTCAAGGGAGCTATATACTAAAGAAGGACGGTACTCCACAAAAAAAGCGTGGTAGGCCTAAAAATTCTGAGTTATCAGATGTTAGAGCTACGTTACATGCACAAAGAGCTTTAAAAAAGAAAAACTCTAAAGTTACAAAGCTGCGCAGAAATTTAAAGGCAGCAGAGAAAGAGTTAAAGAAAAGTGAAAAAGTTCTAACATCTAATGTTATTACTGAAACAGAAAGTAAAGAATTACCAGATGCTATACAAAAGCATTTAGATGATACAGGTTCTTATGTTGAGTTTATGCCTAACGAAGGACCGCAGAAAGATTTTTTAGCTGCACCAGAAAAGGATGTCTTATACGGTGGAGCTGCTGGTGGTGGTAAAAGCTACGCGATGTTAATAGATCCGTTGCGCTATTGTCATAATCCAGTACATAGGGCGTTGATACTAAGAAAATCAATGCCTGAATTAAGAGAACTGATAGATAAGTCTA